TCAACTCGTCTTCGGTCACTTGAACTTCCTGGGCGCGGGGATGTGTTTCAACGCTTGAAGTACTCATGCCAAGCCCTCAGCCATTCCTCCTCATGATCTTCGACCAGACGAGCCAACTCGCGCAACTCACGGGCCGCAAATCCGCTGGCCTCAGCGAGCGCGACTGGCTCCAGCCAGAATTTCGCCAAAGACCGTTCACGTTGAATGTGAACATGCGGTGGTTCGCCGCCCTCGTTGCTGAAAAAGAAGATGCGGTACGGGCCAACGCGCGCAATCGTGGGCATCGAGTGAATCGATTTCGCTCTCAAGTCTATCAGACTGGTCACCACTGGCTTGCAGAGTGATCGCTTTCCGGCAAGTTGACTCATGGCCTACTCGCAAACCCAACTCGAAGCGCTCGAGGCGGCGCTGGCCAGCGGCACGCTGCGCGTGACGTTTGAAGGCCGAAGCCTCGAGTACCGCAGCGTGGATGAGCTCAAGAAGGCAATCGCCGAAGTGAAAGCCGCGATGGCCGCGGCGGATCCGGTTCGGCCGCGCTCGCGCGTGATCCGGACCTACACGACCAAAGGTTTCTGATGGGCTACTGGCGGAATCTCGTACGGGCGGTGTTCGGGGCGCCGCTTCGGGCGCTTTCAGGTTACGAGGCCGCCGCCAGCACGCGCCGCACGCAGGGGTGGAATCCTTCGAGCGAAGGGATCAACGCCCTGGTGGCCGGCGGCGGCGACGCCCTGCGCGCGCGCTCGCGCGACATGGTCCGCCGCAACGCCTGGGCGAGCAACGCGGTCGAAAGCTTTGTCGGCAACGCCGTCGGCACGGGCATCAAGCCGCAATCGAAACACCCGGACCCGGCGGTCAAACGGCGGCTTCAGGAGCTCTGGCTGCGCTGGACCGACGAGGCCGATGCCGCCGGCCTGACGGACTTCTACGGACTCCAGGCGCTGGTCTGCCGCTCGACGATCGAGGGCGGCGAGTGTCTGGTCCGCATCCGCGACCGCCGGCCCGAAGACGGGTTGACCGTGCCGCTTCAACTCCAGCTTCTCGAAGCCGAGCACCTGCCCACGGCGAAGAACGAGAATCTGCCCAATGGAAACGTCATCCGCGCGGGAATCGAGTTCGACAAGCTCGGCCGCCGCGTGGCCTATCACCTCTACCGGGAACATCCGGGCGAGAAGCTCACGTTCTTCAACGCCGGCGAGACAACAAGGGTGCCGGCGGAGTCGGTGCTGCACATCTACAAGCCGCTCCGGCCAGGCCAGCATCGCGGCCAGCCGTGGCTCACGCAGGTGCTGGTGAAACTCTATGAACTCGATCAGTACGACGACGCCGAGCTGGTGCGCAAGAAGCTGGCCGCGATGTTTGCCGCGTTCATCACCGAGAACAACCCCGAGGATCCGGTGATCGGCTCGAAGCCCGGCGAGGGCGAGACCGACGCAAGCGGCGCGCCGCTGGCCGGAATCGAGCCCGGCTCGATGGTGAAGCTGCTGCCCGGCGAGGATGTGAAGTTCACCGAGCCGGGCGACGTGGGAGGCATGTACACGGAGTTCATGCGGGTCCAGTTGCGCGCCATCGCCGCGGGCCTGGGAATCACCTACGAGCAGCTCACTGGGGACCTCGAGCGTGTGAACTACTCCTCGATCCGCGCCGGGCTGCTCGAGTTCCGGCGTCGTTGCGAGCAGTTCCAGCACCAGGTGATGGTCTTTCAGTTCTGCCGCCCGGTGTGGCGGGCCTGGATCGAAGCAGCGGCTCTCAGCGGCGCGATCGATGCGCGCGACTACGCGCGGCGCCCGGAGGCCTATCTCGATGTCGAGTGGCGGCCGCCGTCCTGGGCCTGGGTTGATCCGCTCAAGGACATGAACGCCGAGGTCACGGCCGTGCGCGCCGGCTTCAAGCCGCGCAGCGCCGTCATCAACGAGATGGGCTACGACGAGGAGGACGTCGATCGGCAGGCCGCCGCCGACAACGCGCGCGCCGACTCGCTCGGGCTGACCTATGACTCCGATCCCCGCAAGACCACGAGCAACGGGCAGCGCGTGATCGAAAAGGAACCGGCCACCGAAACCCCATGACGAATCTCCCGCACATCGCTTCGCGTGTGTTCAACACGCCGCTGATGATCGATTCGAAGAAGCTCGCGGCGATCCTGGCCGTGCTGGCTCCGCGCCTCGGCCTGGAACCGCCCGCCGTGGAGGCGGCCTTGCTCACCGAGCAGCGGTCGCGGAAGCCTTACGCCGTCACCGATGCCGGAGTCGCCGTTATCGAAGTCTCGGGCAGCCTCGTGAACCGCGCCTCGGGCATGGACGCGCAGTCGGGACTGACCTCGTATGAGCAGTTGGGCAACGAGATCCTCGAGGCCGCCACGGACCCCCAGGTCCGGGGGATCCTCTTGCGCCTGGACAGCTACGGCGGCGAGGCCAACGGCGCGTGGGACGTGGCGAGCCTGATCGAAGAAGCGGCGCGGCTGAAACCCGTCTGGGCATCGATCGATGACTGGGCCCTGAGTGCTGGCTACCTGCTCGCCTCGGCTGCGGACCGCATCTGGGTCACCCGCACGGGCGGCGTCGGCTCGGTGGGCATCATCGCCATGCATCTCGATCAAAGCGGCTGGGACGCGGCGAACGGCCTGCGCTACACGACGATCTTCGCCGGCGACCGCAAGAACGATTTCAACCCGCACGAGCCGCTTTCCGAGGGCGCCCGCTCGGTGCTCGTAACCGAGGTCGACCGGCTCTACGGCATGTTTGTCGATGCCGTGGCGCGCCGCCGCGGCTTGAGCGCCGCGGCTGTGCGCTCGACCGAAGCGGGCATCTTTTACGGCGAGGACAGCGTGGCGCAAGGCTTCGCCGATCGCGTCGGCACGTTCCGCGACGCACTGGCCGCGATGACCGAGTCGTTGTCAAAACCGAAGTTCACGAAAGGAGGCACTCCAATGTCTGAAGCAACCCAGGCGGCCGCGAGTCCGCCCGTTCCCGATCTCGCCGCGATCGAGGCCCAAGCCCGCGAGCAGGGCTACGCCGAGGCGGCCGAGATCGTCGTCCTGTGCTCGATCGCCGGCCGGCCCTCGCTCGCTGGTGACTTCATCGCCCGCCACCTGTCGGCGGCCGAGGTTCGCAAAGAACTGCTCGCGCTGCGGGCCGAGGCTGACAGGGAAGAGATCCGGTCCCAAGTGCTGCCGGAAGCCGGCACCAGGCCCGCGCAGAACCTCGAGGAGAATCCCGTCGTCAAGGCCTGCCTGGCTTTGGCCGGAGGGAAAGGAGCGAAGTAACCCATGCCCGTTCAATCAGAATCGAACTACCTCGGCGACTGGCTGAAATTCGAAGAGGACAACCTCTACAGCCGCGACGAGGTCACCGTCGCGAGCGGCCAGAACCTCGCGACCGGCGCGGTCATTGGCATCATCACCGCCAGCGGCAAGGTGACGCAGCTTGCACCAGGCGCAAGCGACGGCTCGCAGAACGCCGCCGGCGTGCTGCTAAGAGCCGTTGACGCAAGCGCCGCCGACAAGCCGGGCGTCATCGTCGCTCGTCACGCCATCTGTGCCGACAAGGGCCTGGTGTGGCCCGGCTCGATCACCGGCCCGCAGAAGACCGCCGCCATCAGTCAACTGAAAGCCCTGGGCATTCTCGTCCGGGAAGGAGCTTAATCCATGCCGATGCTCAATCCATTCGCCACCGATGCCTTCAACATGGTCGCCCTCACGGCGGCCATCAACAAGATTCCGAACACCTACGGGCGCCTGGAGCAGTTGAACCTCATGCCCGCCACCGGCGTCCGCACGCGCACCGTCATCATCGAGGAGATGAGCGGCGTGCTCAACCTGCTGCCCACACAACCGGTGGGCGCGCCCGGCACCGTGGGCACCCAGGGAAAACGGAAAGTGCGCTCGTTCGTCATCCCCCACATTCCGCACGATGACGCCGTGCTGCCTGAAGAGGTCCAGGGCATCCGCGCCTTCGGCTCGGAGTCGGAGACCGAGGCGCTTGCCGATCTGCTGGCGCTGAAGCTCCAGAACATGCGCAACAAGCACGCGATCACGCTCGAGCACCTGCGCATGGGCGCGCTCAAGGGCGTGATCCTCGACGCCGACGGCTCGGTGCTCTACAACCTTTACACCGAGTTCGACATCACGCC